TTCCAGATTCAATGCAGGGTCAAAATGTCTACATTGATTACTATAAAAAGATTGATAAGGTAACAAGTCTTTCTCAAGAGCTACCAGAGCACTATAGAGAGATTTATAAGTGGTACCTTCGTTACGCTATTAAGTATCGTAAAGATACTTCACTAGGAAGTAATGACCCAGATTTAAAGAAGTTCGAATCATTGGTTCAAGCCTTATTCGATAATCTTTACACTGGTCAAACCACAACAATAATTACAAACTAAAAATAAATAAATATATGGCTAAAATCAACCCGCTAATCCCGTTAGTTGACGTTCAACAACAGGAACAGCCAGGAAATGAAAGTTCATATCAGTTAATTACCTTTGGTACTATAACTGGTGGAACACCATATGCAGGAGCTACTTATGCAAATATATTTGCACTAGAATGTCTTCTTCAAGACTTAGACGGAACAGCTGTTTACCAAATGACTGGTACAGTAGCAATTCCAGCATGGACTAGTCTAGGATCAGGAGCTCAAGGAGCTACTGGTTTCACAGGTCCAACAGGATATACTGGTCCTACTGGATACACTGGTCCTTCAGGAGCAGATTCAGCAGTAACAGGATATACTGGTCCTACAGGTTATTCAGGAGCAGATGGAGCTGATTCAACTATCATCGGTCCTACAGGATACACTGGATATACAGGTCCAACAGGATACACAGGTCCAACTGGCTACACTGGTCCTTCAGGAGCAGATTCAGTAGTTACTGGTCCAACTGGATATACTGGTCCTTCAGGAGCAGCTACTGATACAGGAGCTACAGGATACACTGGATATACAGGTCCAACAGGATACACAGGTCCTGCTGGGTCCGGTACATTCAGTACATCTGAAACCGGTCCAGTGGCTACTATTACTGTTGCAAACGGAATAGTAACTAACGTTACTGTTTAAATCTACAGCATTTTAGTTTTTCCCCTCCCCACTTTTTTTGCGGAGGAGTGGGGGGATAGAAAAATTAATATAAAAATATGCCATCAATAAAAGACATAAAAATACCATATCCAACAGAGGGTGTTATCAGATCATCTCAATTGAGTGATACCGTTTGCCCAGAGAACTCAGTACAACTAGCTATTAATATGAACTTTGACAGGATAGGTTCAATGACAACTAGACTTGGGATAGCTACATATGCCACGACCTTAGCTGGTAGTGTTACGTCTTTTGGAACTTTAAATATCTTATCTGGAGCAAAGAGACTTTTCGCTCAAGTAGCAAAAGACATTTCAGTATGGAATGGATCAACATGGACTTCAGTAAGAACATCCACAGTAACAACAAAGGCTCGGTTCAGTCAGTTTTTGAATAGAACATGGATGGTTAATGGAAGTGCTGGAGATGTACCAAAGACATCAAACGGAGGAGCTTTCGATACAACCGATGTTCCAGCCACATTTCCTAAAGCTGATTTTATTTCAGCTGGATTTGATGGTAGAGTTTGGGTAGCAGATTCATCAAAGGATATTTTATACTTCACAGATATTGTTCAATCTACAGATGGGACAACATACGTTACTCCACTTACATTCGACATAACAGTTAATTTTATAACTAAGTTTTCTCCTCAGGATGGTGAGTCTATTACTGGATTATTTAGAGTACCAAAGGCACTATTACTGTTTAAACAAAACCACATATACAGAGTTTATGGTACTTCGAATGTTGATCCATACCCAGCATACAATGTAGGAACATTTTCTCAGGAATCAATAATACAAGGAAAGGATGGTATATACTTCCATCACTCTTCTGGTTTTTACAAATTCGCATATGATAGTCAACCAACTGAAATTTCAAGAAGAGTAAATGACTTTATCAAAGCTATCCCAAGATCAGCTTATGAAAATATAGTTGGAGTTTACGATGGATTTGATGCTGTTAAATGGTCAGTTGGTCCGATTACAGTCGAGGGAGTAACATATACTAATTGTCAGATGAGATACACACTCTCAACACAAGTATGGACTATCTATGATTTAGGAGTGGCTCCAACAGCATTAATTAGATACGATGACGGAAATACAATTGAACAAATAGTTGGAACATCATTAGGGTTAGTAGGAAAACTTGACTCAGGATACACCGACTTTGGTGAACTTTTCTATTTTGAATACATTGATAGATGGAGATCATTTCTTGATATGTATGCCAACACGAAGAAAGTTAGTGGTGTGGCAGTAATGAGCATAAATGCAGGTGGGTCTTTATTTCAGTACCAGACAGATAAAACAACTGTTAATAAATGGACGAATATAGGCACTATGAACTCAGAATATGTTAGTCTATTCCCTAGTGAAGTTACTAATGATTTTAATTTAATTAGGTTTAGAACGAGAGGAAACTCCACAGGAACTCCAATAGTATTAAATGGAGTAGAATTACTTTCACTAAACGACGAAGGTTACGAAGAAAACTAATATGAAACTTAGCGAATTATTTTTAAACAGGTATCTCTATAGAGATAATGGCCAAGACCCTGAAACAAAGGGTTCTGCTTTTGTCTCAGCTGATTCTTCTCCTGGAGCGGTAGCCTCAATACCATCTGGAGGGGCAGCCCAAGATATAAATACAGGGAATGTTCAAATAGATGGAGCACAAATAGAAGACGGAACAATTCCTCAAACAACTTTAGATGTCTCTAATTGGGGCTGGGGTCAAACATGCGTGTTCACTTCAGCTAGTTTGAACACTGTTACATGGGGAGCTGGTACCTTCACCTCTGCAAGTGGAGTTGCTTATTCAATTAGTGGTGGGACCACTGGAGCCATGGCAGCTAAAACTTATATATATTTAGATTTAAATACATCAGATACAGCATATCAGATAACCACAACATCATCTGACTCAGTGGGAATTGGAAAAGTTCTCATAGCAGTCGCTGAAAATGCAGCTGACTCTGCAACGTATAATTTGTCAGAAGCTACTCAGATCATAGGTGATAATATTCTAGCTAATACTATTGACGCTTCAAAGATTGTCACTGGTTCTTTGGTTGTCGGAACAGATGTTCAATTAGGAACAGCCGAAGACTCCGCTGGCGTAACAGCTATCGTAGGTAACACTATTACCACTGGCTATATAAACGCCTTATCAATAACTGTTTTAGGAGCAGTCACTGCAGGATCGTTAACAGGACTTACTGTCACTGGTGGATTAATACAAACAGACTCAGCTGCTAATACTGGGATAAAGATGAGCAGTGGTTCTAATGGTTTCAAGATTTACGGTCAGTACGCCACTTGGTATAGTGGTTCAACAGCCGTTGGTCAAATATATGCTTCGTCAAGTAGCAATCTGAGGATATATTCATATACAGGGAAGGCACTAGAGATTGGTTCCGGTACTTCAATATCAGTTAATGGTGGTGGAGGAAATCTAGAGTTGCGTACAGGCAATGTAGCAAGAATTAGAGTAGCGTATACTGGCACTTATGGTGGTTTCGTAGGAACTTCTAGTAAGGTTTTCACAAATATGTACGCAACAACATTCTATTTTGCTAGAAGCGGAAGAACGACTCAGTACATACAAATGGCTGCCGGTACGAATACTCTTGAAACCAATGGAAGTTTCTTTATAGGAGGAACCCTTAGCAAGGCAGCTGGTTCTTTCAGAATAGATCATCCATTAAAGCCTGATACTCACTACTTACAACATTCTTTTGTGGAATCACCAGAGATGCTTAACATTTACACGGGGAATGGAATGTTAGTAAATGGACTTTGCGAGATACAGATGCCGGACTGGTTTATAGCCTTGAATGGAGAGAAGGATTTCACATATCAATTAACACCATATGGTCAGAATAGTCTTTGCATAGCAGAGGAGATGAATAAAGAAGGAAAGGTGACCTTTGCTGGAACGAGGGATGGAAAATTTTCATACTTAATTACAGCAGTAAGGCATGATAAATACGCTGAAGAGAATAGAATAGAAGTAGAGCTAGAAAAAACTTTAGATAGAGACAAAAATAAAAAAAAGTAATATAATAAACATATGGCAATACAAACTAACAAGTCCGATGTTATCTCAAACTTTGTAAGATACCACGGAAGACAACCAGAAAATTCAGATATGGCAACGATTGACTATCTGACTACTAAATCTCCAATGGAAGTGGAGCAACTTTTGGCTAAGGACTCACCTATAACCAATGGTTTAGTTTGGTCTGATTACCAAAATCAGGGCAAGACTGTTGATGAAATTTACAGCGATGCAGTTGCTAAGAATCCAGCAGTGATTGAATTAGCTAAGGGTGGTAGCTCTGTAGATGAGATTATCAATGCTTTATCAACAGGTGATTTATCTGGAGTAGCGGATTGGAATGGCCAGCCTTTTGACGCAGCAACCCAACAAGAAGCACTATCTAAGGCAAATGAGGATAATAAGCTATATTACGAAGCTCTACAGTCCAAGGAGAGAGCCGATACGGAAGCTTCCATAGCAAAGGACCAGGAAGATTACCAAAATTATTTAATTAATTCAGGACAACAATTCGAGGAAAATAAATCAGAATTAGATCAAAAAGCAGCTGATTCTGGTGTACTATTCTCAGGAGGAAGAGCTCAAAGAGAGAAGAATTTAGAAAGAGCATACAATCAGGATCAAACCTCTCAACAGAACAAGGTTTCTCGTAACATTGGTAATAGCGCTAGAGACTATCAATATAAATATGGAAACAATGAAGCCAACGGTTTAAATAAATATTACAATGTAGGTGGAAATACCTATAATTCAAAAGTAGCAAGTGGTGGAGTCGGATCTGCTGGAATATCAAATATTTACAATCCAGAAAAATACAACTATCAAGGTACTAGAAATACTGAGCGCTCATCAGCTTCTAATGTTAGAGCCGCTGATTATCTTAAGAATCGTGGTAATAAACTTTTAAGTACTGGATATAATAATCAACTATAAATATATGGAAACTTTATCAGGAGCTTACAATGGAGTAACCACTCCAAATAATCAAACACTGCCATACGGTGGTGGTAATTATAATCCATCAGGAGAATCAACTATATTTCCGAAGACACCAGCCGTACCAGTAGCCCCAGCTATTCCGAACGTACCAGAAGTCCCAGAGGAAGATGCTTACGCTAAATATAGGGACCCAAAAACAGGAGATGTTATGAGTCCGGAAGAATATGCTATTTACTTGGGAAATAAAATTCCTAAAGGAACTGGTGTTATTCCAAACTACGCAGGAGACGCTGTTACTAATCCCAATGAATCAACCGAGGGTATGATAGGAAGAGCAACTGATATAAATAATGCACGTAACGATATTGCAACTGGAGAGAAAGATCCGTATGGAGTTGGTAATAAGTCCGGAATTGCTTACAGCCCTACAGAACTAAAGGCTATTGAGAACGCTTACGCAGGTGTTTTCGACCCAGCCTTAAACGATGTATTTTCAAGACTTAGAGACAAAAGCTCTGAGGATGCTAAAAAGGATGCAAAAGAGAGCAGAGTATTTGCTACCAATGAGGCTATTAGGCAATGGAAAGCTACTACCGGAACAGGAAAGTCATATAATGGAGGTGGAGGAGGAAGTTCTGATTCAGATGCGCATGATTTCACTGATACTCAACTAGCTAAAGGAGCTACCAATTCTCCATATAATCTTGCAGATTTTCAAGCTATAGAAGATGATGATATTAAGAATTTCTATATAAATCAACCCATGATTGAGGATGATACTGGTAAAAAAGTTACACTATATAGCCAAATTCAAGCAGATATAGCTAGAATAAATAGTGGAGAAACAACTAACCAAGAGGTTGCTGAGTCAATCAAACAAACAAATATACC